GTTTGCCATTTTGATATTAAGGATTTTAAAATAATTTCACACTCTGATTTGTCGGCAGCCGAATAAAGGACAGACATGAAAATTGATAAAAAAGTAGAGAACATGCCATGCAAAGTGAATGGAGCTAAACAAAATCTCAATGGCTATATTATTTCTTCTATTGGCTATACTGAAGAAGAGATATCCAAACAAATTAAACTAAATCACTTAGCAAAACATTTAAGAGATCTAGCAGATAAGCTAGAAAGTCAAACTAATTTTAATAAAGATTTAGATAGTTTTTTGGTTAGGAACTCTTTAGAAATGAATTTGACCCAAAAGAAAGCAAAGAACGATGCAGAAGAAAGGTTTAAAAACAAAGCTAGTAACAGATTAAATGCTAGAAGAAAAGCTGAGAAAAGGTTGCAAGTTAGTGCTTACAAACAAGAAGTGGGGTGTATGGCTTGTGGATACAAAGACAATCCGGACATACTACATTTTCATCACAGAGACCCTAACACCAAGATTGATAATATCTCTAGATTGGTTGGCAAGAACCATTCTATGGAAAAGATAAAAGCAGAAATAGCTAAATGTGACTTGCTTTGCATTAGCTGTCATCACAAGGAGCATGGAATAAAATGCAACTAGCAGACGGATACGAAGATGCTTTTGTTGGTACTACCATAAGTGCCTTCAGTAGAAAACAAGTGGCAATATACGACTATGATAAATGCCTATACATACTAATTGATAAGTATGGAATGGATGATGAAACTGCAACAGAATGGTTTCATTTCAATGTTTTGGGGTCATGGGTTGGAGATGATACACCAATATTTATTAATCAACACAAAATAAAAGATATAGAGGAATATTTAGATGAAGAATAAAGATAATGTGAACAGACCAAAGCACTATCGCAAAGGTAGTGTAGAGTGCATTGATGCGATTAAATCAGCCCTAGGCGAGGGCTACGAGTATTACCTACAAGGAAATATAATTAAATATGTTTGGAGATACAGGCACAAGCACAAGAGTAGTTTAGAAGATTTGATGAAAGCAGAATGGTATCTCAAAGAATTAATAAAAATAAAAAAGAAATGACTATGAAAAGTCGTACCCCGGCACGGGAAAGCTAGACTAAAACTTTACGTAAACTTTTGCTCTTACACTCCAACAGCTCAACGGATTTAAATATACTAGTAAAAATTAGCTGTACTACTATCATGCAGTTTGTCTTATGCCCACACTTCTCATTAGCTGAATACCTTTTTTCATGATCTCTTGTATTCGTTCTCTACGTAATTTAATAAGTTTTTGTCTGACATCATCTGACAGTCGAAGATTACGTTCTAACTCTTTGATCTGTCTCAATAATCTGTTTCTTGCGTTATCTAAAGCCTTGAATCTACCATATATGCGTACCTCGTCATCGTACCTAGCGATAAGTTTACGTATAGTTTCGGGATCGCCTCTTCTTCGTGCCAAATCTATTCTAGAAAATATCGTGTATAGCTCTTTTCTCTTTTCTAAATAATTTTGTGTATCTACTCTATCTGACGGCTGTTTTATAACTTTTCTAATAAATGGTATTCTGTTTGGTAAATTACCCTCAAAGTCTCCGGAAGCTATAGCCGGTATGACATCAAAAACTAGATTAGCTGATCTACCTATAAAAGCTCCAGCACCTCCTATTACATATTCATAAAAATATTCTATTGTATCCGGAGATATATCAATCAAACCACTTTCTACTTCATCTCCAAATGTTAAATCGTTTATAGTTTGCACTATAAATTTAGATACAGCACCGGTATTTGTCCAATGTGTATAAGCATCAGGAACATTCGTTGTTGAGTACATAGGCGTTTCTTTGTATATAGGATCGTTTCTGTAATTTTTATTAATATACATTTCTACTGCCGGTTTAAAAGCAGTTGGTATTACGTATGTTTCAAAGTTCTCTATTGCACCAAAAGGAGATAATGTTTCCATAGTTGTGTCAAAAATACTATTTGCTGCTTGACCAAAAGTATATTCGCCTCGTGTGTAGCGGCTAAGAGATCTGCCTAAATTAAATGGCATATTGAGTCCATAAGCCAATGGTATTGCTATAAACTTGTCCTCCATTAGACCAAAAGATGGAAATATTAAATTATGCTCTAAATCATAATCACTTAATTCATCATAAGTTATTGGGTCATCATCTTCTGCCGGATCATCTAAAAATGCCAATAGTTGATCTTGCAAAAATCCATAAACTATTATGCCACCTAATATTTTTCTTACCTTTTTAGATTTATAAGCCGCATTGTATATAGCCATACTACCTTGCAAAGATGCATTATAAAATAAATACAAAGAGTTCATAAATACTTTATCTTCACCACCTTTAGCAAAGTTCACTGTTACGTTCCTAGCTGCTTCAGCAGCCCTAGCATCAGTAAATCCTCTTTTTTTCAAATTAGTAAACGTGGCAACACGTACACCATTTTCAATAACAGTATTGTAGTCTTCTAAAAACTGTAAAAGACTTCTTCCTTTTTTCCTAAAAAATCCATTCCTTTTAAATCCTAATGTTTTAGCTTCGCTAATATCCATTAGCAACTTACTAAGATTCTCCATTTGATCTTGTACAGTTCCCATTTGGTTAGTAGCGTTCTTGCCACCTGCTTTTACAAATTTTAAGTATTCTTGTGACCAATAACTAGATGTATCTGGTGTTCTTTTACCAAAAGGATTTGCGCCAACACCAAAAACTTTTCTAATTCCATTTATAGCACCAGCAACATCTCTAGTTATCTCTTTTGTAATACCTTCTGCATCATGTTGTTGTATATTTACTAAAGCTGTTTCCAAGTCTTTTGCAAAGTTTGGAATAACGAAAGCTGGGTTGTAAGAAGTATTAACATTAGATAAAAATCTATTTAATTTAGATAAAGTTCTAAATGCAACATGATGTGTTTTAGGTTCGTAATGATGTTTGAAAGATCTGGACATACTTTCTCTGTAAAAGTTTACGTAAACTTGTTGACCATTCTCTTTTATTGCAATCTGATGTGGGTCCATAGGCTCTGCTTCAGTAGTTATTTCTGCAAAATTTTGCTGTAAATCTGTAGCCAACGCATCGTTTATAGCCGTGCTACCATCAGACTGTTCTTCTTGACCTCTTAATAATCTTAAAAGACTTTGACCTACCTTATTTCTTTCTGATCTATCTATCGCTCTTTGGTTTTGCGCAATAACTGATGCAAAAATATTTTCTGCATACTTAATACCACGACCTCTGGCTACTTTGTCCTCCCTTCCTAAAGCGCCAAAGTAATTAGTTGTTTTACGTAATGTATTCTGTCTATCTTCTTTCATCTCAACATCAATATCTAAATCACCACGTAAAGGCACATAGTATTTAAACCTAGCACCCTCTTGATGCTCATCGTATTCTGCTTTATCTATTAATCCACTTTCATATCTAATATTATTAGTGCTATTAACTATTCTTCTAGTTTGTTTATTAATAAATTGAAAAATATCTTTATTTGACTGATCTAAACTGTCAAACCAATCTAATATTACATCAGCTTCAGCCTTTGATAATCCTGAACCATTAGGTCTGGCATAACGATTTGCTATATCTATATTTCTCTCTTTTGCATGCATAGCGTAAAGATATATATCTGTTAAAGCTAACTTAACATCTATTGAAGAGTCTATAGTTTTGTTAACTAATCCCTCTCCTTGTTCTTGCGCAGCGGCTCTAGCAGAGGCATTTTTTAATTCTGTTAATTTTTCATCTGAAACTTTTATTTTTTTTATTTCTTCAATAGTTGGCTTAACGATAGTTTCTTCTAAATCAGTTAATTTATCTCCTATAATACCTGAAGAATTTACCTCTCTTAGATAAGGGTCCATAGCATCGGCTATTGTGTAGCCTTTATCACGCAACTCATCCATCATTGCACCAACAGGTTGAAAAGAGTCTTGATATTTTTGCACTATTTTTTGTGCAGCCTGCGCTCTAGTATTGCCAAATAAAAATGACTCAGGCACTACTTTTAATCCTTTAGCTAAAATACCTGCTAAATTGTTATATCTTATATTTAACTGAGCCTGTGCAATGTCACGATCATTTTGCTGTGCCTGTCTCTGCCTTTCACTAGATGGTGTTGCCCTTATTCTTGAGCGTCTAGTCTCAGGAACTCCGGTAGAATCTCTTCCAATTCCGCTGTCATCTCCGGTATTCCTTCCGGAAACATAAGGTCTAGATAATTCTGTCTCGTAACTGGCATCCCTACTGAATTGAGATATTGTATCAGAGGGTCTTGCCCAACTTGGTTCCGTAAATCCATCTGGGGTAGCATTTATTATCTCCTGTCTTGTTTGATCTAAAGTTAATCCACCGTCAATGTATGAGTTCCAAATTGAATTTATTTTTTCTACATTTTGTTTTTGATTTTTAAATGTATCTGGAAATAATCCTCTTATTGGTTCCCATGTTATTGATTGCATTTGTCTTGGCAATACGCCTCTTTGCTCTGCTGCCCTAGCGTATGCATCAGCAATTAATCCATACATACCTCTAGCGCCTGTAATAGAAGAATTAGGTATTACACCATATATTTTTGACCTACCCTCTCCTGTATAAACACCAAAGTTATGATCAACTTCTACAGACTTGCCACTCAAAGGTTTCAAAAAAGCTACTGCTACAGCATGCGTATCTATTGTAGAGTGTCCATCAGGTGACATTGGTGATATCATATTGTTATAAAAACTTCTTACTTTATGCCTATCCCCTAATATTATTGATATTTGTTGTAAAGATTGATCACCTCTTAACTCTAAAGCCTGCACTGCTGAGGAAATTTCCTTATTTGAACCCCAGCCTGTAAGTTTTTTGTTTCCATCTTTTCTTCTTGCATAATCTAAAAACTGACCCTCAGGTGTTATTATTCTATGACCTCTATCATTATATGTTTCATCAAATATTCTAATCCACATTGCTTTATGTAAAGAATGATTTAAATTATCTAAATTAGTAGAGTTTCTTTTAGGATTACTAATATAATTTAATGCTTCTTTATATACAGGTTTACCATAAATCCTTTTTGCAGTTTTCATCATCTCTGGTGTAAATTCTTTATTGCCATGATTTCTGCTTATATCTAATACACGCTCTGCTAAAGAAACATTCATGTACCAATCTTTTTGTGGCGATTGGGTTGCTATAGCAGCAGCCACTACTTCAGGAGGATAATTATACGTTTTTGAAAACCTGTCTATAATATCTCTGGCGCCATCATACCATAACGAAGATCTGCCTCTAAACTGTTCAGGATAAGTATCATGAACAAATAAAATATTATTTGTCATGGCCTGTATGTGATCTTCTATTATTTCTTCATTTGAAAAGTTTACGTAAAGTTTTGAGTTACCTGATAAATTATATCCTTTAATCAAATTAGCGGCTTGTTCAGATAATCTAGAATCATTTTTAATTATATCACCATTTATAAATAATAAATTAGTGGATGGATCTACTTCTCTTGATTTTGCTGTAGGAAATCTTGTGCTAACTGTGTGTTCCTGTCCCACTGCTCTTGTTCTAGATCTCATGGTTCTTTTTGCATCAACACCACGTTTTTGGTTTATGCCATCTTTGTAAGCCTGATCATATTTCTTAGCTTGATAAGTCTCTGGAACTCTTAACTCGTAGAACATAGCCGCCATGGTCCCACGGAAAGGATCATTGATCCAATAACCTGTAGCACCAGACTCTTTAATCATTCTTTCTTTGGCAGTTGTTATATAATTAACACGACCAGTTGGGTCTTTGATATCAGGTCTATTTTTATCTAATTCTGCATTTGCTGCATCGTTGAATTTTTCTGGGTCTGCTTCCCAATCATACATACCTTCATATGGCACATCTACTTCGTATATATTATCTCCTAAATTTTGTTCCGGATTATAACCATTAGGATCAGATATATTCACAGCAAAATAGCTTCTAGCAGGATATCCCTCAAAAGTTCTTCTCCTCTCTTCTCCCCGCATAAATAAATTTGACCTTTGTTTTTCTGGGTCTATGCTTTGCAAGCCCTCGATAGGAGAGAAGTGTGTTAGCTTGACTGTCTTTTGCGGAGATAACTCAGGTTCCCTCCTTTCTTTTGTCGGTTCAATCGTGCTTCGTATAACGCTGCGTCTTCCATCTCTTCTTGCATCTCTTCCTCGGTCAGTTGCATCATCTCTTGTTTCACTAAATCGTTCATCTTCTTGAATTGCTCTTTCATCTATTGCTCCTTCTATATTATTAGCTAATCCCTCTGTTTGCACAAAATCAGATAGTAAAGTTATCTTTTGATCTGCGTATATTGTTTCTTCAGCTTTATTTTTACTATTTCTATTATGATCTCCAACAGCGTCACTGTAGTTAAGCCATGAGTTTTGCCCTCTGGTTTCTGTGGTCATAGCTCTAGCGGCTAACGGGGTATACATACGGCTATGTGCCTGCCAAGCATTTTCTTCGCCTCTAGCTGAAAAAGTAGCCCCCTCTAATGCGTGACCAAAATAATCATGAACTATTCTAAATAAATCATTATACCGAGCATCACGACCATCAATTATCTCACCAGTTGTCTGTAATAGTGGGTTATCTGCTATATCTTGGTCTGTTATAGCATCACTACCAAAGCCATCGTCTGTAGCAAAAACCCACATGTGATTATTACTAATATCTTCTAATAAATCTTTAGATGCTCTTGGGTATGGGTTTGCTTGATTTGGCTTAATAAACTCTATTTGTATTCCTGTATCTTTTATAAATAGCCATTGATTGAATGTTTCATCAGCCATAGCTTTGTATGCCTGTATTACCTCTGGATTAGTTGGGTCATGCTTTGCTTCATCAAAATCTTTAGCTATTCTTCTAGCCAACTCTTCGTCTACTTGTACGTATCTATCCGGCCTTGTATTAGGCATACCTATCGATTGTAAATATCTAGACTTAACAACATGCGCTATAGGTAAGGGTCCTATAGAACCTCTGTGTAAATCTGGCAATCTATCAATAATTATACGTGACCTACGTGGCTCAGTAACAGTTTCAGGATCATCCGGCTTTCTATCTCTTCTGCCTATCTGCTTTTCTATCTCCGTTGTGCCTATATTTTCAAATATCTGATCTGCTTCTGTAAAGCCCTGATCTGCATGCGAACCAAATATAGACTTAAAAAACGCAACAATTCTATCAAATAGACTCTTAGGTTTACCGCCAAGTTTAAGTTTGTTGTCAGTATAATCTCTATACATTTCTGCAATAGCTTCTTCAATTATCTGATCCTCTGGCATACCGGTCCGCATATAAGCATGACTAGCTCTTTCATAATAAGTGTAACTTCTAGTAGTATCCTTGCCCTTTGATCTCTTGACATACTTTCTAGTCATAGCCGCTCTTGTAAGTATGTCGTATTCTTGTTCTGTAAATACATTTAAACTTTTTAATGCATGTATTACTTCATGGTTCATAACACTAGCAAGTTTTTGCTGTAACTCAGCATCAGTCATATTAGGATCGTATATTTCCATAGCCAACGCTATAATACGTTTACCATCAGGCGATACCTCTTGTATCCCCTCAGTAATACCTATGTCTTCTCCTCTGGCTAAATCTTCTGTAAGCTGAACCTGATCTAATAAAGGTTTACCCTCTAATCTAACATCAGTAAGACCTATCCTATTAAGCTCTGCTCTGAGAGCATCAAGCACACGCTTTTGCTTTAATACATATTCTGGAGTTTCTTTTGTTTTAGGGGCTTGATCAAAGACCTTTTTGGGTGCAAGTGATGGTGCTATTCTTCTTGCTTGTATTGTTTGTTGGCCTTCTACAGCTTGATTTGCTTTATTTTCTAAATTAAAAGCCTCTAACTGCACATCACTATATCGTCTCTGTAATATATCTAACTGTTGATTTAAAGTTTCAAAGTTTACAGGATCATTTACAAGTTGCTCTTGTTGCTTTCTTAATTTATTTTCTGCATCTCTAATTTGTCTTGCTCTTTCTGATAAAGCACTAGCTTGATCTATAAAATCTAAATTAATATCTACCTGACTCCTAGGTGAATATTTACCTTTTCCATCATATTGCAATACACCAGAGCCAAGCATTTGCGCTAAAGCACCATCAGCAATATCATCTGGCATTTTTTCTTTAAATAATTTTTGATATACTCTTTTTACTGCGGCTCTATTGATTACTTTTTGTTTTAGTACATTTTCTTGAAACTTAATTACTTTTTCTTTTGTTTCTTGTGTAATGCTATCTGCTTCTATTTCAGCTTCTGCAACTTCTTCTAATAATGGTTCTTTATTCAAAGTAGGTTTTTGTAAAATTTTTTCTCTTAAAGATGCTTCAGGCCCAACAACTTCTTCTAATTCTTGCATTGTTACTGGATCATCTACAGGTATACCTTTTTTTAGTTCTATTCTCTGTTTACGTATTTTAAATGCTTCATCATCTGGCAAACTCTCTAATTTCACAGGATTATATGGCGTTGTAGCCTCTCTCGCAGCTTGTAATGTATCTTCAGTATTTTTTCTTTTTTTATTTTCTTGGGCATCAACTGCTGACTGATTGTCTATATCAGTAACAGGATCACCAGATGGAAGAATAATAGGAGCATCAGGTGCAGGCAAACCAAGGCCCGGACCCTCTATTAGTTTTATTTGTTTATCTTCTTGAGTTTTTAGATAATCTTTGGCATTTTGCGCCATACTAGCGTTTTCTCTAGCAGCCTCATCCGCATCATCATCTAACTCTTGTTGTTTTTTATCTAGTTGTTTAAGTTTTCTTCCTCTTATACTATCTAGTATAAGGCTTAAAGCAGTACCCGCACCTCCGCCATACACAGCGTCATCGTATGCACTTTGTCCAACCTGAACATCTGGATTGTAAATGCCCTCTTCAATTAAATCTTGAGCTATGCCTGCAAGTAATTCTTGTGTTCCCTCAGCAACACCAGCAGTTAAACCTCTTCTTATTCTGCCGCCTATTGTTTTAATAGCAGCATCTCTGTCTTTTTTACTAACCTTCTTTAATATTTTTAATCCAGCGCCTAAACTTCTGCTTAAAGCAGCAAAAGGTATAGCCTCTGATGTACCAACTAAAGCACTTAATAAAACAGCATCTGCTTTTTGTGAACCATCTATAATACCGCCACGTTCTAAAAAGTTAGCTATTCTATTCATTTGATCTTGCGATTGGACCGCAGCACCTTGTGTTGCCGCTGTACCAAATCCAAGCCCAGCAACAGTTTTAGCTCCAGCACCTAATAAAGATGCACCTTTTGCAACTGCTGTGCCGGGTATAAAAAATGATGCTAAAGAACCAAATGCTTGTCCTGATTTACTATAAGCACTGTCGTTAAGATCAAAAGTATCTGCTATAGCTCTACTTGCACCTCGAGAAAAGTCTTGTGCAGCTCTGCCTATATCGCTTTCACCGGGTGCAACATCAAAACCTAGTTTTTCACCTACAGACTCCCCTAATGAAGCTATACCACCGGGTACTTGTGCTAAAGATTGAAAAAATCCTCCTGCTATACCTTTGGGTATATCAATAAGACTTCCTTTTTCTTCTTCTGTTTCAGGAGCTTCTAATAAAACACCATCTTCTCTAGCAATATAATTTTGTATGAATTGGTCTTCTGCTGCAGTGGGCCTGTTACCAGCTATTAATATAGGGTATGTTTTACCAGTTAAGTTACTTTTTACATTAATTGTACCCATTTATGCGCCTTTAAGATGGTATGGCTGTTGCAATAGGTAGATCTATACCATAATCCTCTTTTAGAAGATTCATTAAATATCTTTCTTGTGCCGCTAATTGATTCCTAGTTTTATCATCAAGTTCTGATTTAATATAAGCCAAGTCACCGGGCTTACCATAAAGCTGCTCTCTAGTTTTATTAAGATTGCTCATGATATCACTTGCAGTTAACTTGCCTTTCTTTCTGCCAGAAGCAATCTTTGCTCTAGCATTTATTAAATCAACAACACCTTCTTGATATCTTTTATTAGCATCTCTGTAGGCTTCTAGGCCCGTAGAAGCCCCTTCACCTACTGCCTGACCCAAAGTTGGCGCATCTGATGCTAAAATACCAAAACCTGCCTGTGCGATAGCTAAAGCCCTATCTAAGGCTCTTTCCTTCTGCAGACCCTTTTGTAAATTTAAAATATCTTGTTCTACAGAATCAGATACCAAAGGTATTATGTCAGGCTCTATCGTGTAATTAGGAACATTACCTGCAACTCCTGTATTTTTAGTAGTAACGTCTTTTGATATATTCTCTACATCAGCATTTTCATCTATCTTTGCTTTATCTTTTTCTTCCATCTGTTTGATTATATCATCTGCAGATTTACCAGTACCAGCAAAGCCACTAGATGCTTTTATAACACCACCTTCAGCCATAGATTGTGGCTCAGCTATTCTGTTACCTAAAGCCGCTAACCCTGATCCTAGTCGCCCTCTATATGGTTGCATAGGACTGCCACCAAATCCCATCGATCCAAATCTTGGCCTATCTATAACTGCAGGTCTAGCCATTATTGGCCCACCTTTACCGCCAAATCCGGGAAAAGGTCCTCTAGGCCTAGGTATTCTAGGAAAAGGCCCTCTATCTGTAAATCCGGGCGGTTGCTGTATAGGCATAGGTCTAGTTATTTGTGGTTGTTGCGCAGCTTGATTTTGTTGATCTTGTAATAATTTAGAATTTTGCATTGTAGCTTCTTGTATGCTTTGCAATGCTTCTGAATTTTGACTTACGCTATCAGCTATACCTTCTATAAGCCCTCCTTCTGCATAAGAATCAACTTCACCGCCCATCTTCATAGTTTTAGGCATCATAGATCCTATGCCGCCTGATTCGACACTGGCAGGCGCCATAGCCTCTGACATGCCCATCATGCCTGATTGAGGCACACCTGCGGAAGCAACAACCTCTTCTGCAACTGTAGGCATATTTTTTGCCTGTCTAGCTTCAAACTCACCCTTTACTCTTTTTCGTCTGTTTAACTCAGACAGTACAAGAAACTGAGGAGCAGAGCCGCTAGGCTGTTGCATTTCTTTTATTAACTGATCTTCTGAAAAATTTTTTAAATCATCTTGTATTTGTAAAACATTCATCATCCGCCTGTTAATCCTCTATATAACCCTAAACCTGCTATACCTGTACCTAGTAGGTCCTGTATAGGATTGTATTGTTGAAATTTAGTAGTTTCTGTAGATGGTTGCACAGGAACACCACGCAAAATAGATGATAAGAATGTTAAATCTTCTCTTGGCATATCTCTTTGTCTTATAAAATCTTCGTATGCTAAGTCTAATCCTGCTTGTTCTCTTGCCTGTCTATCTTTAGCAATCTTTTCTAATAACTGTGCAGATTCTATATCACCAGCTCTTGCTTTTTCACCTAGAGCAGCAAGCTGCGCTGATTGTCCAGATAAACTCTCTGCCGCTGATAAACCTTGCCTCTCAGCAGCTAACCTTGCATCTCTATCTGCTCCAAATTGTTGCTGTGCTTGTTCAAAAGCCTTTTGCTGACCTACAGCTTGTATTTCACCTAGTTGTCTTTGCAAGCCTTCACCAGCAAGAGCTTGTGCAACAGCTTGTCTAGATCCACCAAACGCACCTGCTTGTACGGCATCAGCATCTCTACCTGCTTGCTGTCTATTAAAGTCTAATATTGCTTGTTGTTTTTGCACATCTAATACGTTTTGTATGTAGGGTGACATGTACTTTTGTGCCTGTGCAGAATCAAAGTCCTGAGATTTGAATCCGATGCCTTCTAACGCTCTTCCCATACCAGCCATTGTTCCAGATGTCGCTTGCCCTAATCCGGGTATACCGCCCTCTGCCACGCTTCTAGCTATTTCTCTTGATCTTTGTGTATCTAAATTTTCATCTGCAAGTCTTTGCCCTTGATATGGTGTATACTCTCTTTTTGATTCAGCCTCTGCTCTTTTTATCATATCTATAGCATATGGCTCAAAGTATTTAGGTAATGAGCTTTGTACTATATTTTGTTCTGTTGGCTGTTGTGGTCTTGATCCGCCTTTACCCATTATTTATCTCCATTCTATAAGCTATATATTCTGGTTCCCAATTATATTTTTTTAAAATCTTAGACCATGCTTTTCTTCCATAGCCCTCTAAATGGCTACAGCCACAATCTTTTGCAAAACTTGTTAATCTTTCCATAGCTATTGGCAACCATTCCATCATTCTTTTGCCACCTATCCAATCCATAGCCATAGCTTTTTTATTTGGATATTCTATTATTCTAGTTGTTATTGCTGCTATCACCTTTTCATCTTTCTTATTATCTATAATCAACCAAAGATTATAATATCCTTCATTTAAATGTAGATAAATATCATCAATGTGATATTTACCTGCGCTTGTTACTATGGCTTTGTTAAGCATATTGCTAACATCACCCCAAACTATGTCTATTGCCTCACGAGGCACTGCTGTGCAAATCATGCAGGCAACATCATCTCATCAGGTATAGCAGGTGGCTGTGCTTTGCCACCAGTTCTTAGTTCTCTAACTCTATCCATCATATCTTCTAATTTATTAGCACCTGCATCTGAGGAGCCGTTTCCGAGGCCACTAACAACGTCAGCAGGAACGACAAACTCGCCATCAGAAAGTAATACATCTTGATCTCCTTCCATAGAGGCAGGTATCATATCAGCCATGCCATCTCCTGCACCGCTAACCATACCATCGCCCTCACTAGGAATAGCTGGTATTTCACCAGATTCAACTCTGTTAATTAAATCTTGTAACGCTTCTTGACCAAACTGAGCTACAAATTGTGCTAATATTACACTTTGTCTGTCAGTGTCTATTATTTCACCTTGTAAAACGTCAATAGTGCTACTAATTAATTCTTTATCGTTCATTCCTTGGTCTGTCATACCACCAATGCCCACATCCATAGCCATGTCCATAGCATTAACTTCGCCACCTTCTGCAAGAGCAAAAACAGGTCTATCTTTATCTTCTTTTTCCTCATCTATTTCGAAATTACGAGGTATTCTGTAGTTAAATTCACCCTTTTTACCAGCGTCATACCCAAACTCAGGAAATACAGATGTGTTCTTTATAGGCATGCCTCTTGGCATCACTGGGTCTTCCTTTTCTTCTCTATATTTAGGCATTATCATTGAATCTGCAGCTAAACCACCTATACCAGCACCTATGGCTTCTGGCCTTGTTAACGCTGCACCAAATGATGGCGCTCCTATTGCTTCTGTTGCTATTTGACTTGTTCCGCCTGTCATAGCTGAAGGAAGCGCTGATCCGCCTGCTGTTGCAGATAAGTTAGTAGGATTAGCCCCAAATGCACTAGATCCACCTATAGCACTACCAATACCTCCTAAAGCAGCACCTGTTAAAACGTCTTTTGTATCACCACCTTGCAATAAAGAACCTAAGCCACCACCTATTGCACTGGCTACCATAGGGTTTGCAACAAGACTTAACCCTGCCGGTCCTAATATTGCTGGTGCTGCTAAACTAAGTATTGCTGATAACATGTTACGCTCCTAATGCTTTCATTCTATTAATTAAACGCTCTGCTCTGTTAGGCACTTGTGTTCTCCATTTCGAGTCATACATCTGATTTGCGCTCTCAGTAAAGTCCATAATTGATATACTTGCTCTAAGTTTACTAAATTTACTTAGTCTTGTGTACCCCAAATTGTACATCATATTAGATAAAATTAATTGAGCCTCTTCTGGCAAGTCATCAAAGTTGTCAAATAAATTTTTACAATCTGTTATAGTTCCTTGAATATCACTTTCAAAACAGCTATTTACACGCTCTTCACTTACAGGTGTGCCTACGGGCTGCCCGTATTCTGGATCAGAATCAAGAACCAAATGGCCAATCCCAAAAGTAGGCAGGTTAAGGTGATCCAAGTAAATTGCATATACTTTCCCTTCATCGGCTTCTAATTCTTGTCTTAATTTATCAATGTCCATAACTACCTCCAAAACTTTACGTAAAGTTTTACTTTTTGTGCGCTTTCCTTATGCTTTCTTTGCCTTTTTTAAATATACTAGCTACTTTATTTTTACCCATCACCTTTGCTCTTTGCTCGCCAACTGTAAGTATCTGTATCTTTCTCGCAAAAGGTTTACTGACTTTTTTAACTTTTGCAACCGTAGCTCTTGCGTCTGCTTCTGTG